GCGCAGTGCCGGGGGCACAATAAACACACGGTTGTCCATTGGTACGTCGTTGTCATCCATCTTCTTAATCAGGCCACGGAAGCCTGCATCAGTGAAAACGTCGGTATCAATAACGGTATCAACTGCATAAGCAGTCAGGCCCGTCGATACGTCAATGTAGTACACTGCGTTGTTGCTTGCCCAGCTAGCACCCGTTACGGCAGGAGCAAGTGTCAGCGTGCCATTACCAAAGCCCGTGGAAGCACTGAAGAGGTCCGTATCAACCTTGAGTGCCAACTGGTAACCAGCATCTTCCGTGTAGAAACGACGAAGGCTCGACAATGCCTGTACTTCAACAATGTCCTCAACCAGACGCGAATACTCGAAGTGACGGTTGATGCTGATCGTGAGTTCGGACTCAAGGTTAGCCTGGATCGTTACTGCGGTAGCTTCTGCCTTTGCCGAAGCCGTCCCACGGATGGGCTTGGGAATGTGGATAAGGTCGCCCTTCTTGCCCTTCATGGTCATCTTCTTGACCAGGGGAGCCATTTTCAGATTCTTCTGATAAGCAGCAATGATCTCATCAGACCAAATCTCTGGGATAAATTTATCCGCTGCTGTTTTGTCAACTACAGCATTAGCTGTAAAATATGCACCTGAAGTTTCACCAGCCATTTTTAAATAACCTCAATGATTGTTAAATAACCCTCCCTTCAGCATAAGCCCGCATGATTTCTGGTTGCAAAGCCTCGTAACGCGAAGGGTCGGAATTCATAAGTTTAATGATATCAGCCCTACGGAACTTCTTCTTAGCACTCTGTTCGCCACTGGATCGAACATTCCCCGTGCTAGCGGATCGAAGAGCATCCTTTCGTGCTGCTTTCTCCACCGTAGCCGTGTTTTGTACTACCTGCTGGCGATCTTTCCACAAGGTAAAAAGCTCATCTGCTGCATCGGCATCGTATTGTTTGTCTGCCATTACGAACAGTTGAGTTCTGATCTTGCTTGCTTGAATCCATTCAGCAAAGGAAGGATCTTTGAGAATCCCTTCCATGTCAGGATGTTTGTTCTTGACAAGAGTCAAAGAAGCTGCTCTACGAGCCTGCTCCGTGTACTCCTTTGCCTGCCGGATGCTAGGATGGTTTTCAATTTGTTGTTGAGTTGCCTTTACAGGGTCAACGAAGAAATCTACTTCTTCATCCTCTGGCTGCTGTTGTTGTCCCGTATTTCCTGTTTGGTTTTGGTTGAGTTGTGCCGCGATGTACTGATCAACAACCTTCCTAAGTTCACCTACTTCGGAACTATGGCGACCAAGAAGTTTTTCGGCTTCTTGGTGCATTCGTACCAAGTCTTTGATAGACTTGTTTCGGTACTTATCAGGAACGTCATCATCTTGATCTTGAGTAAACTCTTGTGCTACAAAAGTGTCCTGTTGCGTAGGGTCTTGTAGTGTTTGTGAATCTACTTCTTGATCTTCAGTATCGTCAAGACGCTCAGTTGTGTCTTCATCAAGTAGGAGTGCTCTACCCATTGAACTTACTTCTCCGTGGTGTTAAACCATTGTGGATTTACTTAAAAATGAAAGTTACCCCTTAGAGGCTTCCATTGTTTTTACTACCAGCCCGTTCGTGCGCCTTAATCCACTTAGACTCTGCTGTAGGAAAACTAAGGGGATCAAGTATGCTGCGAATGGGGCTGATAATTCTGTTGGAGTGAGAAGAACATCTTGGGCAAGACACTAGTTCTTTTGGATCTTCTACTAGCGCCTCAAAGATGTGGTCTTCACTACATTGAAAATCATACATCCGTAGAGGAGGCATCCTTGAATCCTTGATTAATGTATGCTTCGAGGTTGATGATCATTGCAAGAACAGTCAATTGACCTTTCTTGAAGAAAAGCTCCTCGGCATCTTTAACATGCTCTACGGAATTAATTACATTGGCGTTCTGCTTGAACTCTTCAACGAATTGCGCCCAACCAGGCGTCCGAAAAAGATCAAAGTAATTGTTGTAGTACAGTTCAGTTTCTTTGTCCACAATTTCTCCTTAATATGGATTGTGTATACTCAAATTATATCATAAATAAAAAAAATAATCAATCTTTACTTTTCTTCTTCTTTAGTTCCTCTACTTCCTTCTTCAGCTTCTCAAGATCTTCCCTAAGTCCATTAAACATGGAATTAATTTGATCAACGATATTTTGCATTTCTCTAGGGGTTAACATAAGTCCTCTTATTAATAACCATACCATTTACCACCGTTGTGATAGAAGGTTATTGCCGAAAGTGAGCCAATGGTTGCACTGGCTGCGTAGTTGATCTGTTTCTTCTGTCTTAGAACAGGGATACTCAGTGTAGAGACACTTTGGAGGTCATTAGCCAACAGAGCATTAAGATTGCCTCCTGTGGACGGCGTAGAGAGCGTAGAGACACTCTGGAGATTGTCCGCTAGCAAAACATGGGTTTGGCTAATGCTTGGTGTAGATAATGAAGAAGAACTTTGTAGGTTATCTGCAAGCAAAACATGGACTTGCCCTACAGTAGGTGTAGATACTGAAGAAGTGCTTTGTAGATCATCAGCCAACAACCCATGAGTCTGACCCAAGGTGGGTGTGGAGAGTTGAGAGAGGCTCTGTAAGTCATTAGCGGTTAAGGCATCAGTGCCTCCCGCAGCAACAGTTAACGCTGGCTGGCGTATGCGTAGCATTTAATTAATAGCTCTAGCTATATCAGAAAGCAAAGTAGAAACAAGATCATCGTAAAGCGCAAGCTCGGTAATAGCTTTGCCACCAGCAAAATAGTTGATTACGTTCGTACTGTAGGTTGATCCGCTGCGTAAGATACGGAAACCTTCGGCGTTTCTTGCAACTGAGGTTTGCGAGTAATTTGTAGTGCTCTTGTTGTTTCTCCAGTCAAAGTTGCTTGAGTTGTTTCTTGAGACGCACGCGAAACCTTTTGTCCAAGTGCTAACAGCTATGTTTGAGGTGTTTCTTGATCTGACAAGACTATTGTGTGTTTGCGCTTGATCATAGACAGTTCCACCAAAGCCCCAGACGTTACTAGGAGTAACAGTATCCAAAGTCGTCAGATTAACGGCAATGTGATAGTCGTCTAATGCTTCAGAAGCAGCTTGGTATGTCGAAGTGCTTAAAAACTTCGTCGCCCCATCACCAGTAAAACCATTGAGCCTGTCGTAGTCGGCTGCAACAAAGTTGGTATTGGCAAGAGAGTTAATTGGTCCTTTCAAAACAACAAGAGCACCCGTAAGCGTCCTTGCGCCCGACATAATAGCAACCAATGATAGTTTGCCCCAAAGACCAGAGGCTTTGCAGTTAATCACAAAGTTATTAATAGCTACTTTGACACCTGGCTCAAGCGAGGCATTATCAGAACGCTCAACTTTGCTGATGTAGCTCAAAGCATCAGGGTCAACCCGCCCCTGTATTAGCCTTTCATCAAAAAGAGTGACGCCACGGGGCATCAGCTTACGTCCTCATTGTAAGGTGTAATATAAATATCGTTATCCGCTGCGTTAAAGGAAGTGCTGGCATTATTAATAACACTTATACGCAAAGAAAACGGGTAAAGCCTAACCATTGGGAAAATTACCACTTTAGCGCCACTGGCGTCATCTACAGAAGCCGTATAGACATCACCTGCAAATTTAGCCGTAGCTGTATCTGTGCCATCGCTAATATTAACTCTTAGGCTAATATAAGCGCCAGCAGCAGGGTCAAAAGTGCCTAGCTTGACGGTTACAGCCCCATACAGATTCTTGTTTGAACTGTTATCATAGGTAACTGGAATAGATTCGCTTGCTGCTGCTAATGAATCTAACTCAGTAGTGACAATACTGCTGGATCTGCTTGATGGAGTAGCCCACTTTGCAACTGCCATTACGGCTTACCTCCCCGTGCAATGCCCACAGAGCGAGCATCAACAAAAGTGTTATTAAATTCAGCCCAAGAAGGATACCTTTCAGTTTTAGAAAGAGCAAAAAGAGTGTCCCTTTGTGCTGAAGTCAAAGCCCCTGCGACTACAAGGGCATCAATTTGTGCCCGAGTAGAAGCAAGTCCAATGTCCAGTTTTCCTGTTTCAACTACTTGAAGACCCCAACGCATCACAGGATCAGTAGATGCTTTGATAGTATCAAGCAAAGCAGCTCCTTCCGTTGGTCCTAGAGCAGCCATAATCGAACCGGGACCAACATACGTGGTCTGCCAATCTACAATTACAGGCAAAGAAGTATCCGGTGCATTGAGGATCGTTGCTGCCTGCCAATCAGGCAACCCTTGCATATCAGACTCAGCAAGCCGTTCTGCTAGTGTTTGACTCATGTTTTGTTACACCGAAGTCGCGTCACGAATCGTGATGTCAATGGCATCCAGAGTAAAGGTATTGCCACTTGTGACACTTTGGTTGCTGGTGAGAGATCCAGTAGCAATCAAGGTGTTTGAAGCATTAGTCAAAGCCCAATGGGAAGCAGTGCCCGTGGCAGTTACACTTCCCGTGGTAATCGCAGGCACAACCACCTTACGACCGTCCGTAGCACCGTTTGTAGGCGATCCTACGGTCATGGAAGTTTTGTTTCCAAGGGTGTAGGTGCTGGTAGCCTGCGTATAGGTAGTCGGTTCCTGACTACAAATGTCAATACGAGTACCGTTGGTAGTGACATAGGAAAGACCTGAGTCATATACATTATCATTAAGAAAAGCCATGTTTATCCTTCCGCTGATTCTACAGTGATTGTATAACTTTGCATTTCGTTATTAATCACAATGAGTTTAGTTGGGTCTATTGCTGATGGAGGAAGATACACCGTAGCATCGCTTCCTGTGTTTACACCAAAGATATTATGTCCGTTGATCAAAGTAGTTTCAAGAATATAGTAAGGAGTCGTCGTTATTGCAACAAAAGATACAGGACTTCTGGAACTTGATGTGGTGGATACATAGTTGTTTTGCTCCTTGGCACCCAAGAGGTCCAAGGGTAGCTCAATGCTGTGCTCTTCTCCGTTTGTAAGTACAAAGACTATCTGCCCATCGGCGGCTTCATAGACACTCTCTACACCTACACCGTCTTGACCATCACTCCCATCCTTTCCTGGTGCTCCGTCAGAGCCATCCTTTCCAGGAACTCCCTGTGGTCCTTGCTTGCCCTGCGGACCAGGATCTCCACGCTCTCCCCGTTCGCCCTTGTCCCCCTTTGGACCTGGAGCCTTTGATATGGTTTGTAGTTTTTCATTTACTCTGTTATACAGTAACGATAACTTAAGGTCCGTTAACGTGCTCATGCAATGTTACTCTTGTGAGAGTTGCTGCATTAGCATGTCTTCAGTTTCTTTTTCCTTTGAAGCAGCCATTCGTTGGTTCTCAACGGACTTCTCTTTGATTGCAAGATCCTTTTCCTTAAGACGAAGATCTGCAATCTGCAAACGACGGTTAAATTCCTTGTCCTCAGCCTCACCTTGCTTAAGGTTCTTGGTTGCAACATCAATCTTCTTAAGTTCAAGCTCCGCAGGGATTGCCTGAGCCTCCACAGTGAGCTTGCTAGCCCGTGCAGAGGACTCCTGAGCCTGCGTTTGCAGAACTTGAGTCTGTGCTTGTTGAAACTGAAGCTGTGCTTGTTGCATTTGCTGCTGCATCTGCTGTTGCTGCGGGTTAGGCTGTGCAGCTTGCTCAATGGCAGCCAAAAGCTCCTCTCGATTGGACAGATTCATGTTGTCCACGACGGAACGAACAAGAATCGGGTAGATAGGGGAGTCCGGAGGCATGGTTTGGAGCAACTGAGTCAACTGAGTGACTTCGTACTCTCGTGCAATGATGCCAAGGGAGCTGGAAGCTACAAACTTGTAGTCACTAACGGGGTAGGACTCAGGATCAAACTGCATGTAACGCCAAGCAGCCTTCTCTACAAATGGGATAAGGAAGGATTGTTGAAAATTAATGAGAGTACGTTTGTGACGCTTAATGATAGCACCCAAAGACATACTAATGCCAGCAGCAGTTGCTTCACCATTAACTTGTCCTGCGATCCCAGCCGAATCCACAGCTCCAGTAGCCTGTTGCACCATCTGCTGAAGAGCTTGCGACTGTGCAAACGTAATTTGGTTAACTTGTCCAAAATTGAAAGGACTAAGGATTTCACGAGGGTCTCCATTGGTGAGGATAATCTTACCTGGACGAATCTCAGGCTTTGCTCCACGGGGCAAACGAGTGGCGTCCATAGCCATCATAGGATGCACTGTGAGGGCGAGTGCGTCGATACGGGCACGTAGCTCCGTGTCCAGTGCCTTCTGGCTGTTGTAGCCCTTCTCACAGACTCCACGACCCCAGAAACGGCTGGGTACGATGTCCCAAGGGAAGGCAATGACGGGTCGATCCTGCATCATGTAGGGATTGGGTTCCGCCTTGAGCAAAACACCTTCATTGGCAATGACTACGATTGCCTCAATGTACATGGAATTGGAATCTTCTCCTTCGTCCTCGGAGAGTTTGATAATTTCAGCATTGTCCTCTACGGACTCAAGCAACTTACGGGGCACAAGACCATAGTATTTGGTCAAACGGATCTTATCGTCGTTGTAAACGGTCAGATCTTGGTCAGGTTCAAGGTCCGTATCGGAAGGAGCATCAGCAATGTACACATCGGAGTACACACCCTTCTCCTGAAGCAGCTCTACTTGATGACGAGAGACAAATTCATCAATGGCACACCCCATAGCCTCTTCAATGCTGGTGGCTACAGGGTCAATGAGGAAGTTATTGGGCATCACAGGGCGAAGTTTGACGACAGTACGGTCCTTGATGTTGACACCTACAGCCTGAAGCTGTCCGTCCATCAAAGGCTGCGTAGCAGGAGCCATTTCCTTCTCTTCTGAGATGGTGATTTCAGCAATGCCAGTACCAAACACAGCAGCATTGATCAAACATTCAGCCACTGCCTTACGTACTTTGGTTTTCTCAAAGTCTTCGGAGAGTTTATTGCGAAGATACTGGATGTCCCTGCGATCAGGATCATTCATATCGTCCGTAATATCAAACCACTTGCCTCGACCAAAGGTGGCTTCCTCAAGTTCAGCCACATTGGACTCCACTGCCTGCTGAAGTGCAGGGGCAATGATGCGTGAACGCTCGGAAAGACGCTCTACGTCGTCAGCAGACCAGATTCCACGCCACAGACGGTAGTATTCGTCGTGCTTAAGCTGGTAATTGCTTTCGTAGTGGTCACGCCATTGTTGGCACTTGTCAAGAACCCAAGAAGCAAGATCTTGCTCTACGAGGAGTTCTTCAGTCTCAGCAGTATAGTTTTCAAGCATTACTTAATATCCCGCTACAAGATCAAATTCTTCCCATTCGTCCACTTCAAAGTCATAAGAATAACACACTTTTGCCAATTGGTCAATATAGGCAAGACTATCTATCAAGTCATCATGTGTTAGAACGGAAGGGAATTGCATCAATTGGTCAATGAACTTAATGTTCCACTCACCTTCATTGAGAATAACCCTTCCATGTTCAAATCTACCCTGCAATGCGTGGACAACTCGGGTTGTTTTGTTGGTGTTCCCGTGGGTTAGCTCTTCTACCCTAAAGAACAAATTGTGTTTTTTCATCATATCAGTCAAAGGGGACATGATTGCTTGCTTGGCAATCCCCTTCTCAATACCCACAGCAATGGGTTTGTACTTTTGAACAGCCCAAAAGATGTTTCTGATGGTCTCATCAAAGGACCATCTGCCACTTTTGATCTCTCTAACCCACCAAAGTCCCTCATCAGTGACCTTTACGATGGACATTGCTGAGTCATCAAGACGTTTCTTCTTTGCTTTACCTTCCTGTTCAAAGCCTGCAAGGTCAATGGAGATGTAATAATCACCCCCTTCAGGCTCCTCAGTGTCAAACTTCAGCCAGGACTCCTTGAAAAGCTCTGATTCCTTGGCGTTAAAGGACGCCATGAACTCTTGGTTGAAGATATGGGTTGACATTGACTTCTTTGCATTGTCAATTTCTTCCTTATCGAGCATTTCATTGTCGTAGCTGGTGAAATGATAAGCAGCCCAATCGGTATCTTCCGCCTTGTCTGCATAAGCAAAGAGTTCATAAAACCAGTTTCTACCTTCAGGGGTACCAATGAACACTGCTTTGCCCTTTTGGTCAGCCAAAGCAGGTCTAATGATCTCTTCCCATACCGAGGACTTCATAAAAGCAGCCTCGTCCAGTACAGCCAGCTTCAAGGAAGCACCCCGCATGGTGTCCGGTCTGTCTGAACCCTTGAGGGAGATCATTGAACCATTGATCAAAGTAATCTGAAGATTGTTTACATGGGAGGATCTAATGACGGGTCTTGCTAAGTCATGCAACAAAGACCACATGATGTCCCTGGCGTTACCTTGGGTAAGACCTATGTACCAAACTTCCCCTGGTTTGGAGTCAAGGGCAGCTACAATCATTCTCCATGCAGCATATCTGGACTTACCACAACGTCTACCAGCAGCAATGACTTGGAAACGCTCATTGTTCTTCCAGACTGTCTGTTGCCACTTGAGTAGCTTGACGTTGAGTTCAGTCATCAGAAGGTGAAGTTAGTGGCTTGGTGGGGATAAAGGAGGAAGGACATGATACAGGTAAACGTGCTTCCTGATTCAGGGGTGATGGTCATGTAATCACCGTCCTGCATAATCAGGAAAGACCCCAAAGGACCACCAAACTGAACAAAGTCAGCAGCACCTACTGATTTACCACCAAGAAAAGT